AATGTTGAAAAGGATCACTTAAATTGTATTATAAGCCTTAACAACGGTAACAGAGCCTGGAATACTTTAGACTATTTAAAAGCGTTTGCTAGAGAAAATAATGACTATAAAATAGTATATGATTCTTACAAAGCAAATTCTAATAATATATCTGTAGGCAATATAGTACACTGTTATTTCACTTATAAGCCAGGATATAATGATAATTTTAAAAAGGGATTAGCTAAAATTAATGACAAAAATTTCGGAGATTATTTAGTAAATAAATTTTCTTACTTAAATAAAGAATACGGTAAAAATAAAATAGCTGCCTATTGTGTTAGAGAGTTAATTTATGTAGCTTATGTTAAAGCTAAAAAAGATAAAAAAACTATAAATTTTTTATTTAAAAAGTATGAAGAGATGGCTAAAACAGACCACCCTTCAATAACTTCAATTAATAAATTTAAGCCTTTAATGGAATTATACTTAAATGAGTATAATATGATAATCACAAATAAATAAATAAAAATGGAAAAACAAAAAACAGTTTACTGCGGTGGCGGTAATAAAAGAAGCGACAATTGGCTTACAGTAACAGTACACTTAGACAAAGCAAAAGAACATATATTTGACTATAAAGGTAATAAGTATCTAAAGCTAAATATAAACGTTAAGGACCAGGCGGACCAATACGGGAAAGACGTTAGTTTGAGCGTTAATACATACCAGCCAGAAAAGGAACAAACACAACAGAAAGTAGCTGCTCCAGTAGAAGAGTCTGACGATTTACCCTTTTAGAGTAGATCATATTATAAATGAATTTAAAAAAAACGATATAATTTTTTATAAAAAATGAATTCAGACTATATATATAATCACATTTTAGGAGATAAGGAAAGAAGCCTTATCTCCATTTATTTAATTAAGGGAAAACCTTTTGAATATATTTCTAATAGGTACGGATTATCTAGAGCTTTTATAAAATCTAATTTATGGCAGGACATACTAAATATTAAAATGGTCCACTTGAATAATAAAAATACTGCTTATTATGAAGACGAAATGTCATACGGAGCTTTAGAATTAAGCTATAATTTTGAAGATTTAAACGCTAATGAAATAAAAGCCTATAATAATTACAAAGAAAAAAACACTGCTTACTATGAAATCTAATTTAACTGAAGAGCAAAAAGTATTATTATCAATAGAATATTTTAATAATAAATATAATTTGAATTTAGTTAAGACAGCTAGTAATTTTAGTATGTGGGATTGTCAAAGTGATAAATTAATAATAGAATTTAAGTTTAGAAATAAATTTTATGAGAATAAATATATACAAATAGATAAATTTTTATCCTTAATTATGGCAGCTGAGTACTATTCTAAAACACCTTACTATTGTGTTAAAGACGAGAAAGGCTATTTTTTTTATAACTTAGAAGAGCAAAGAACAAACCTTTTAGAGTCTGAGATCATAACTCAAAGAGTAAGTTATCAAACAGACTTTAACAAAAACAACAAAATAAATAAATATTTTTATCAATTAAAACCAACACAACAAACACAAATAAATGAGCGAAGAACTACCTTACTTTAAATTTTTTCCTAGTCAGTGGATAGGGGGAGAGATTAATTATTTATCTAAAGAAGACAAAGGAGCTTTTATTGATGCTGTATGCCATTACTGGAATAAAGATTGTAAAATGACATACATAAAACTATGTAGAAGAATAGGACAAGAGTCACTAGATACTCTACTAGAAGAGGAGCTAATACAAAAAAAGGGTAACCAAATTAAAATAAAATTTTTAGATAAACAATATAACGAGAGAAAAGAACAGTATATTAAAAGAGTCGAAGCTGCTAAGAAGTCTAAAAAGACTAAAGTGAAAACTAATGACCCTTATCTATCTACTAGTAGTATCAATAACTTTATAAAAGCACAAAAGAATGATACTTGAAAAGGAGGAGCAGCTAAAATATTTATTCGCTTTTAAAGAGGGTAAAATAAAAAGAGGACTAGGTATAGGTAACGAATTAGATAACTGGGTATTATATAAAAGAGGTAGCTTTTCGATTATAGTAGGCTTAGATAATGTAGGTAAAACTAATTTTATGTTATGGTATTTCTTAGCTTTGAGTGTTAAGCATAATATTAAGTGGTGTATTTGGTCAGGTGAAAACTCAGCTGGTCAATTAACTAGAGACTTAATACAGATGTACACACAAAGCAAACTAAACGAACTAACAAAAGCAGAAATAGAGAAATATAATAACAAAATAGATAGCTGGTTTACTTTTGTATCTAATAAAAAAATGTATAATCATAAGGAACTATTAAAGATATTTAAGGAGTCTAAGTGTGATGCTGGAGTAATTGATCCTTTTACTGGATTAAATCACGATAGACGAGTTAATCAATATGAGCGTAACTATTTAATATGTAATGATATTAGAGAGTTTTGTAATACAACGGGAAAAGCTATATATTTAATGACTCACCCTATGACAGAGTCAGCTAGAAGAGTATATCCTCCTGGTCACGAATTCGCCTCTTATATACAACCTCCTAGAAAATCTGATATTGAGGGGGGTCAGGTTTTCGCCAACAGATGCGATCAGCTATTTAGTATTCACCGTTTCATTAATAGTCCTCAGTTATGGATGATGACCCAGCTAAGAGTAGAAAAAATTAAAGATAAGGAAACCGGAGGCACACCAACACTAGACGAGCCGCTTTGTTTTGATTATAACGGAGGTTTAGGATTTACTATTGGAGGCCACAACATTTTAAAAAACACAAATAAATAACACAAAATTATGGACGAATTAGACGTATTATTAAGAAAAAACAAACTAGATATATTAATTATTAAAGCTAGTCACCAACTAGAAAAGAAAAAAGACAAAGTTAAAAGGGATGGATTAGAGACTTTAGTAGACATACTAGAACTAATACACGAACTACAAGACGAAATTAGAAAGCAAAGAAAACAAATAGCTAAGTTAAAATACGAGAACGCTGTATCTTATAAAGAAAATGCTATATTAAAAACTAGCTTCGATAAATATAAACACGACCTAAAAAAAGCCGAATTAGAGTCATCAAACTTAAAAGATAATGAATAATATATTTTTATTAATTTTAGTGTCTCACATACTTTGTTTTTTAGCTGGATGCTGTTTTGTATTGCTATTTAAACAAATTTCTGAAGACAGAAAACAACGGAAAAAATTATGAAAAAAAGAACTTTAAACGAATATAGGCAAACTAAAGACTCTGTATATAAAAATCCAGACAGTCCTATAGAAAACAGTATAAACTACTTATGTACTATTTACCCAAATAATGCGGACTTAGGAGCAGTAATAAGAAAACACTTCCAAAAATGAATGCTAACCAAAAAGGAAAACGATTCGAGAGAGACGTAGCAAAGCAATTAAATAATAAATTTAATACTAATGTAAGACGTACTCCAATGAGTGGGGGAATGAGTATAAAAGGGGATATTATAGACATTAACCCAGACTCTGTATTATACGACTATCACTGGGAATGTAAAAACCAGGAAAAGCTAAATATTTGGAAAGCACTAGCTCAGGCTAGAGCAGATAAGCCAATGGGTAAAACACCTGTAGTAGTATTTACTAAAAACTTTGAGAAAGACTATGCCTGTTTAGAATTTGAGGATTTTATGAATTTACTTAAAACAATACAAGACTTACAAAATGAAATCGACACTAGAACGAATAGCTGAACTAATAGAAGAGTATAACAACACTAATATATTTGACGGCAATAAATTAAACCAGCAACTAAAAGAATTAACTAGTAGACTATATCACATAGAAACTATGAGAACTAAGGCACACGAAGACTATGAGAAAGTAATACATACTAAAGTAGCTGAAGGTTTTTCTGTAGCTAGAGCCACTAATGAAGCTAAGGTAGAAGTCCCCGAAATGTACCAACTAAGAAGACTACTAGAGTCTGGATATAGAGTAGTAGATGCTATGAGAACAAACATAAGTTTCTTAAAGTCTGAAATGTATAACGTAACTAAGGATTAAGTGAATAATAAACTAATTAAGAAAATAGAGAACTTTATTTTGTATATAGGTAGAGAGTATAAGGTAGTCGAATTAGAAGACTTTAAACAGGATATTTTTATACTACTACTAAACAAAGGACAAGACTTTATTATACGATTAGACAGCGAAAACTCAATTAAGAAATACGTTTACAAATTATGTATCTTTCAAATAATTAGCGAGCGTAGTAGATACAAAACTAAATACTATATTCCTAGTCACTTTAGCAGCTTAGAAGACATAGAGACTTATACTAATACCTGTTTTAAAGATGAGGTACTAAAAGACCTTATTAACTCTCTAGAGGGCTTAGATAAGATTATGCTAGAACATTTATTACTTTGCTCAGGTAATAAGCAGTGTCTAGCTAAAAAGACTAACATACATCAAAACACTATACAATATAAATTTAAAGAATTAGCAAATAAAATAAAAAAAAATTGGTCGATAAATGAATTCTATACTTAACACTTTAATAATAATATCACTAGCCACTACCTGGACAGATTATGCTAGACCTATGATAAATAAACTAGACTACAAACCCTTTAACTGTAGCTTTTGTATTAGCTTTTGGATTAGTTTAATAACTTTTTTTATAACTTTAGACCCTTTAATATTGACAACTCCATTAATTTTGCGTATAATAGAAAGACGATTATTATGACAATAGAACAAGTAATTAAAGAATATGACAAAGTAAAAGCGTTTCCTAGTAAAGTAGACATCTCTTTTCTTAGAAACAATTTTGATCCTATACTAAAAGAAAACTATCCAGACGTTAGGATTAGCTGGGCCTGTAATAGTTGCGTAAAAAACCAAATGAGCCTACTATTAAACTGGCTAACAACTAAAGAAGCTGAAGCTGTAAAAAAGAAAAGGAATGTCAGAAAAAAAAGAACACCAAAAAAGAAAAGTTAGCTATGGCTACTTTATTGACGAAGACGGACTCTATTATTATAGTGAAATAGACGGAGAGGTTTATCAATGTTTTGACATAAACGGGGTAGCGTCAGCGACTTATGAATTTGGAATTGATTATAATGTTTTAGAATTAGCTTATATTTACGAAAATGATAGACGAGAAGACGAAGAGATTTATTAATGAAATAATGAAAAGAAGATTAACATATAACGGAAAGAGAGTTTATATAAAATCGTTAGGCACTAAAAGAGCTTTAGTATCTTACTATAAAGAAAATGATTATAAGATGTTTAAAGTAGATGTTAAAGACTTAGCAGATTTTAAATGAAACTAACACCTAAAGAAATTAAAGAACAAAAGGCTCTATTTGGTAGTAAGCCAGTAAACTACTTTGTTAGATTTATGGCAGCTAAAGAGAAGTGGAAGAGACTACCGGACTATTTTATAAAACAGGTCATTGAAAATACTTTAAAATAATGAAGACTCAATACTTAATAAAAAAAATAGGTGAGGAAGTGATAGAACTACTATTACAAAAAAATGCAGATTATGGAGACACTGCTAATAATCCTATAAGCATATTTAGTAAGCTAGATTCTATAGAGGCTATAAGTGCTAGAATAGATGACAAACTATCTAGGATTAAGAATAAAGGAATTAATGACAATACAGAGGACACTGTTACAGACTTAATAGGTTATCTAATATTGTTAAAGGTATCACTAAGACAAAAGAATGACTAAAAAGCTAACACCTAAACAAAGAAAATTCGCTGAGGAGTATGTCAACACTGGCAACGCTTCGGAAGCTTATAGACGGGCTTATGATGTTAGCGAAACTACTAGTCTAGACACTATTAAAGTAAACTCTAGTAAGCTATTAGCAGATACTAACATAATACTAACAGTCAAAGAGTTACAAAAAAAAGAAGCTGAGGACTTTCAAATAACTAGGAAGGAAGTAGCTGAGGGCTATTTTAAAATGATTAAAAGCTGGGAGTATCTAATGGACCTAGCAGCAAAAGAAAACTTAACTAAGGACCAGAAAGCCAAATTCTATTTACTTAAGGAAATGGTCAAAGGAAGTGACTATAGAGGTGCTTATGATTCTATTGCTAAGATGTTTGGTTTAAACGCTCCAGATAAACAGGAAATAGAACAGACTGTCCATAATATCAATATCAATATAAAGCGTGGAAGCGACTGAGATATTCGAACGTAACTACGATTCCAAAGCTAAGATAGTAATTAACCGAGGAGGTACTAGGAGTAGTAAGACCTGGAGTCTTAACCAGCTTTGTGCTTTGTGGTTAATTAGTGGAAACTATGGTAATGGTAATTATATTACTGAGGGAGTTTGGACCACTGTAAGAAAGTATAGAACTAATTTAGATGGTACTGTTATTAGGGACTTTGAGGATATTCTAAAAGCTGAAGGCTGGTATAATAGTATAGATCACAATAAAACTAAAAAGCAATACAGATATGGTAAAAGACTAGTAGAGTTTATAGGTGCTGACGACGAGCAGAAACTTAGAGGAGCTAAAAGAAATATACTTTACTGTAATGAAGCTAATGAGTTAGAATACAAACAGGAATTTTTCCAGTTACTAATGAGAACCGAGAATAAAATCTTTTTAGACTTTAACCCAGACGATGAGCAGATTTGGATTAACCAGGAATTAGAAATAAAACGTTCTAATGAAGTGGGAGACGTTGAGGTAATAGTGTCTAACTACAAAAATAATTCATTCCTACCTAAGTCACTAATTAAAGAAATAGAGTACCTACAACAAACAGATAAAGAGTTCTGGAAAATATATGGACTAGGAGAGTATGGCAATATTAGTGGGTTAGTCTATGAGAATGTTAAGTATGTAGATAGGATGCCAGACTGTAAGTTAGTAGCTTATGGGTTAGACTTTGGATATTCTATTGACCCTTCGGCTTGCGTTGCTGTATATCGTAAAGATGACGAGCTATATTTAAAAGAGATTATCTACGAAAGAGAATTAACAAACCAGGACCTAGCAGAAAGACTAAGACCTATTGTAGGTAGGGATGAGGTTATTTGTGATAGTGCAGAGCCTAAGAGTATTGAAGAGATATATAGACTAGGTTTAAACGCAAAGCCAGCTACAAAAGGTAGAGACAGTATATTAAACGGAATAGACATATTAAAACGCTTTAAAATAAATGTAGTTAGTAGTAGTAACCTAAGAAAAGAGTTTAGGACTTACAAATGGGCTACTGACAAAAACGGAAATAGTCTGCAAAAGCCAATAGGAGCAGATCACTTACTAGATGCTTTAAGGTACGTTGCTTTAATACATTTAAAAGAAAATAATCGAGGCTGGTATTCAATACGATAAAATTGATTATATTTACACTATATTTTATTGATAATTATTTCATAATTTGTGTATAGAGGAAGTAGTCGGCAAAAGAGCGTTACTTCCTCTTTTTTTTTAACAGAGGAAAAAAGAGCAAATGGTCAGCAAATGGTCAGCAAATGCTAAGCAAATGGGGTTATATAAGATAAGATAAGAAAAGAAAAGACAATAAAAGAAAAGATAAAATAAGATAAAAACCAGCATAATTAAAATAAAGAGATTTAAGCAACTAAAAAAGACTAACCTATATGAATATACCAAAAAACTATTTGAGTGTCTTAGAACTTATCTAAATAGTGTTTAAATAGATATTGAGTTGTTTTATTTAGTTAGTGTTTAGTTGTTTAGTATTTAATTAAAATTTATTTTTAGTGCTTTTGTTATAATTCAAAAATTTGTTATATATAGAAATATGAAGATCACAATACCAACAAAGTGGGAAGATGTTACAATAGGTAAATACATAAACCTAAGACCAGTGTTAAACTCGGAGTTGACTCCAATAAACAGAGTCATAAACATACTAGCAGTGTTAACTGGACAAAAAAAAGAAGTAATTAAAAATATTAGTCTAGATCAGTACCAAAGTATCAAAGAAAAAATGTCATTTTTAGAGACTGAATTACCTAGAGAACTAAAAAACAATAAATTTAAGATAGGTGATAAATGGTATAAATTTGAACTTAAAGCACAAAATTTAATATTTGCTGAGTACATTAATATAATGGAAATATTACAAAGTGCTAAAGATGACCAGGAGGCTATATTTAATAACCTACATAGAATATTAACTACTATTTGTAGACCTATTAAGAAACGTTTTTTTATGTGGCATAATATTAAAATGGATGCTGAGTTGATAAGAGAAACACAACAAAACTTTTTTGATAATATGCCTATGACAATAGCCTATCCGATAGGGGTTTTTTTTTACACTCACTCGGAGACCTTAACGGAAATTATAAAAATTTGTTTGATGGAGGAAGCAGAGAGACTGAAGAGGGAAACGGAGACAGAGATAGCTTCAATAAAAGGTGGGGATGGTGGCAAACACTAGATAACTTAACTAATAGTAGGATAGACAAATGGGATATAGTTTTAGAATGGAATGTAATAAAAGCGTTAAACATAGTAGCTTATTATAGTGATAAGCAAAAAGTACATATACAAATACATAAAGATCAAATGCAAAAAATGAAACGTAGATAATGAGTGAACAGTTAGACATATTCGGCTTTGATGTTGACCAACTAGAAGAGGTTAAAATAGACAACCCTAGTACACTAGCTGAGGTGTTTAATAATATTGCTGCGGATATGGTTTTCTGCTTAAAGCAGTCAGTAAAAAAAGAAAAGCTAACTTATAAAGGAGGTCTATTAGAGTCAATTAAAATGCCTGTTAAAATGTTTGGTTTTAGAATGATAGCTACTTTGTTTTTAGCTGACTACTACGACTATGTTAATAAAGGTGTAAGAGGTATTGGAGGGACTAGAAAAACTGAGAACGGTAAATATATTACAGGACCTATGAAAGCGTGGGAAATTAAAGCTCCAGACAGTCCTTATCAATTTAAAAAAGGTCCTAGTGTTAATCATATTAAACAATGGGCTAAAAGTAAAGGCTTAAATGAGTACGCTGTTAGAACGTCAATAGCTCATAAAGGAATTAGACCTAGATACTTTTTTGATAATTGTATGAAAGAGACTTTTTACGGTGAGACATTTGACAGATTTAAAACAGACATAAGAGTAGTGTCTGGTGAAAGAGTAGCAAAAGGATTAAAAGAAATATTAGAAAAATGAGTTTAGAAGTTAAACATTATCCACAGGACTATAGGACAGTATATAATCCTATTGAAGTAGTTGTATTAGAAACCTCAGCGACTACTAGAGGTTATGAAGGGTTTTCTTATTTATTAGATGTTTACAATGGTAGTGTAGCAGCTGCTAATTTAATAGGTAGGTTAAAAGTGCCACCTATTGCAGACGGAGGTTTTGGTAGGTTTGATATTTCTGGTATAGTTGAAAGTTATATAAGTAGTAGTCTAATAGATTTAAACGGTACTAACATTAACTCAGCTTTTTTAACTACTAATTCAGATATAGGTGTTGTTATAAGGTATGGGTGGCAACATTACAACGGAGGTACTTATACTATTGATATGAACCAAACAGTAACTATGCCAGACACTTCTACTGTAAGTGAAACTAGTTTAATTAGTATTAATGCTAGTCTTCCAAACTATAGAAGAGATTTAGTTAATTTTTATGACTGGCAAAGTACTGACTATTATCTTAAATATATGCCTACTAAATTTACTATAGTAGGTCCTGTAGCTAGTACTAAAAAATTCTTAACTAACTCACCAAATTATCCAGCTACTTATGATAGTACTACTTTAAATATAACTAGTTTTGATAGTAGAAGCCAAAAAGTAAGATTAACGGATCAAGGTTTTATATATGCTTTACATAGTACTGACATTCAATATATTCAATATTGGACTGAAGACAATACTGGGACTATTAATAGATATGCTTTTGACATTGCTACTATAATCTCAGACATTAAGATAATAGCTATACCTATAGCTCCAGCTTCTATAAATGCTATTGACCCTAGTTTTTTTACTGGCTCTGGATCACAACCTATAATAGATAGTACTATTGTAAATTATGGGCTTAGATTAAATCATACTAATACTACTCCTAACAATACAATGACTGAATTATTCAGTTTTAAAATAGATACTGACTGTAGATATGAAACTAGAAGACTAGAATTTTTAAATAGTTTAGGTGGTTTTGATTATTATAATTTCACTAAGGTGTCTAGACATAGTGAGGAAATAGATAGGAAATTCTTAAAAGCTAATCCTAGCGACTTAAACACTTCGACAGGTGCTATAGATTATTCTATAAGCAATAGAGAAAAAATACAGTATTATACTAAGTCAACTAGTAAAATGAAATTAAATTCAGACTGGGTAGATGTTGCAACCTTTAACTGGTTATTAGAACTTATAGAAAGTCCAGAGGTTTACTTATTAGATGAGTACACAACACCTACAGGAACTACTGAAGTAAGACGAATTCCAATTAAAAACATAGAAGGAAACTGGGAAGAGAAAGTAAGTAATACAGATAATATATTTAATTTAAGTATAGATTTAGAGCTTAGTATGGATAATT